CTTCGAGTTTGCGACTTGCCCATTCGATGCCTTCGGTACCACCCCATGCGTCCCACATTAGTTTGCCGCATCCTTCACCGTAAGGAGTATCACTGTTTTGTTTGTGACGAGCAAAACTAGCCATACGAGAAATGGTATCTTCAGAGATAGGTTCACCTTTTGCCAATTGGTTGGCTCTTATCTTTCCTACCGGTGTTCCGCAAGATCCCCACCCATTCTCTTCTGCGTACTTAAGAGCTCTACTTGCGTTGTTCTTAGCCGCTTCGGGATAATCACTGTATGACTCGAAAGACTCGCGTTCCATTGTGATAGGACCACCTACGACCCAGGCATCGCATGTTCTCTTTGCAGCACACTTAAAGTCAAATGCTTCGCAATAGCCAAGTTCACCAGCTTCAATTGTCTTTTCTGGATCTACCTCTGATCCAATGCCAGATGCTATACACTCCTTTATAGAGGGAGAAACTACAAAGAACGAGCAATTACCACATAAGGCTTTCTTTGCGTCCTCTACAGTGTCTCCAAACATATCGGCCTTTTTCTGCCAATACTCTTCGTTAGGTAGGTTAGGATTTAGTGGTCCGTAATTCGCTGTGTCTATTGCGTTTTGACGGTTCTCTAAGTTAAGAGCAATGTCGGTAGTCGCAGGTGGACATTCTTCCTGAAACTTTCCTTCCCAATAAGAATAGCAGACAGCTAGTCTTTGATCTTGGTCGGGAAACTCTCCAGCGATCGCGCTCATGCAACGACCTATAAAGTCACCTTCACTTTCACCGGCGCTCGGTGTTACGAACTTTTCTTTTTTGAACGCAAGAAAGTTGATCTCGATGGCAGGTTCTTCAACCAATGCGATCGCATCTACTCCGCTCTGGATCAACTGATCTATAACGGTGAGATCAATTACTTTCTTTTTCTTGTTTGGTTCCATAGTGTATTTATCTTTTTGTTAAAGTCTTGATAAGTTGTTGATTTGGTAGTCTGCTTGTTGTTGGTCAGATACATCGGTAGCCACAACGTATGTCTTGATAGGAGGAGGTGAACTCAATTTAGATTCTAAAGAGTTAAGCTGGTTCATTGCTTCCATTCCTACCATACCTCCGTCTGCAAACTTGCGGCCTCCACCAATTTGGTTGATCGCTGAGATTACTCCTGCGTACATACGAGTAGAGTTCTTGTTCACTACGTATTCACCGCCTTCCAATTCGCCAAAGGCTGTTTGGATTCCACCCATTGCGTGTGATGGTCCGTTGAGTAGACCACCTTGTGCGAACTTAGCAGGAGCAGGTGCGCCACCACCGTTGCCTCCACCGCCACCTCCACCTTTGGTAGGTATCTGAGTGCTGGTGATTTTCTTAACGTTCAAGAGACCAGCTGCGACAACAGAGGCAGCCAGAATAAAGTTGAACGGAGGAGGTGCCGCTCCCAAAGCTTGCGAAGCACCCTTGTAAGTGTTGATGACCGCATCGGCAACTGCAAGAGCCTTACCGGCTTTGGTTTCTTCTCCAACGAGGCTAGCAACGTTCTGAATTGCTCCTTGTACTGCATCGAGTGCAGCAGCGCGGTTCGCGGCGATTTGATCAGCCGTACTCTTTGTGAATTCTGCATAATCAGCTTCAATTTGTTTACGTTCCTCCGCAGTGAGTTTCTCATTTTGGAGTAAGGCAGCGTACTGTGCGTTCTTTTGGTCAGCAACCTCTTGCTGTTTCTGTAATGTCAAGTTGTTGAACTCATCACCCAGCGCGATCTGTTCTTGAAAGAGAGCATAGTCCTTCTCGCGTTGTGCGGCAGCAGCTGCGTCTCGTAGTTCGGCGAGTTTTAGCTGGTATGTTTCTTCATACTGTAACTTAAGGGCGTTCTTTTGCTCCTCAGAGAACTGCGTTTCCTGGATTGCCTTAAGGTCATTCTCTTTTTGGATCTCGAGTTCCTTCTCTGCGCGCGCCTGCTCGTCCTCAATGCTAAGAACCGTAAATTCCTGTTGCATTGCGAGCAACTTATCATCGTATGCCTTCTGTTGCTCTTCTCGTTTCTTCTGACCATCGTTCTGTATCTTGGTCTTGTCTTGCTGGTACTTAGCGTCGGCAGCCAATGTCAATGCTTCGATGGTCTTTGCAGACGCACCTTGCTTTTTCATTTCTGCAATATCAGCATCGGTCTTTTGCTTAGCGAACTCTAGAGCCTTGAGAGCACGTTCTTCATCGTTCTTAATAGAGTCCAATGTGAACTGTTGCTGCAGCGCAAGTAGTTTCTCTTGGCCAGATTTCTCCAATGCAGCAAGTCTTTCCCTCTCGGCCTTGCGTTTGTCGGCAGCAGCCTTGGCTTGTTCTGCGCGTTTCTCCTCGGCCTTCTTCCTTTCTTCTGCTTGACCTTTCTCAAAGTTGATAGTTTCTACCTTGATGTCGGTCTGAGTGTCGGCTACCTCCTTGCGAAGTTGTTTGAGTTGTTTGATTTGTTCTTCGGTTGCGTCATCACCAAGAGCAATGATAGCAGCGATTGCGTCCTGTCTCTTCTTGACCTCTGCATTTAATAGCTGAATCTTTGTCTCGTAGATTTTCTTTTCGCTGGCACCTTCTGCTTGTAGGATCTTTAAGCGACGGTTGATAGAATCGATGTTCTTGTTCGCTGCAGAATCCACTGCATCATAGGAGTCGAGTACGGCTTGTGCATTGGCCTTGGTCTTTGCAGTCGCAGCGTCGTCGATTAGTCCACCCGATATGAATGATAGTACGTTTCGGATTCCGTCCACCACAACATTGATCGCATCGCTCAAGAAATCAAATTGTTCGATCGCCTTCTTAATAGGATTGATGAGGGCAATGATCCCCACGATAAGTAGACCTACCGCAGTGACGATAAGTCCGATAGGGTTCAGACTCAACGTAATGTTGAATGCCTTGTTGATCGCGTTGAGAATCGCTGTACCTGCAGCAGCCGCCTTTTCTGCGACTTGTCGTCTGATGACAGCGATAGTTACTTTGTTCTCTGAGATTTCTCGAGCAGAGTTGACAGCAGAGATACCTTTCATCACGTTCATGACGATCTTACCCATTGCTTCGTTCTCGCCCGCAAGAACCTCGGCAGCGTTGGCTGCACCGTCGAAAGATTCTCGGAACAGACCTATCGCTTTGCCTCCGTCAACACCGGTCTTTTCTGCAGCATCTCCTGCTTCTTTGCTTGCTTGCTTCATAGCCTCGAGTTTAGTCTTGGCTGCATCAAGATTGGTGTTGAGTTTTGATAGAGCCTCCGCTCCGTAGTCACCACTGTCGATCTGGTTCTGCAGTTGGACTACTGCTTCTTCCAGTTCTTCAACACTGGTGATCGCTTGTTGTACTCCGTTGACCTCAAGGGTAAACTCTAAGACTTCTTCTGCCATGTTATTCTGATGGTAATGTTAGGATTTTGAATATGTAACCTACGCTGTTAATCGGTGTAGGCGTTTCTAATGATACGGGTTCTCCGATTGGAGTGTTGGTTATGTCTCTGCTGATTAGTAGTTCTTCGCCTACGTAAAGTTGTAGGAACACGCTGTATGCGCTCGAAGGATATGCTGTCACTGTGTAACTACATTGTGCGTAATAGTTAGGATCAGCAAGAGTGAATTGCTGGATCGTATTGGTTACTCCACTATTGATAAAGATCTGACCGTCAGGAAAAGGTTCGTATGTTACACCGTTCTCGCTGATTCCCAACTGCAGGTTTGCTTCATATTGGTCATTAAGCAATGTAGTCTGGTACGACATGTAGGTAACGTCGTTAGGCAACTCGTTGTTGTTGCAGTTTCCAAACTGTGTTACGGTCATTGCACCAACGCCAGTAGGTCCGGTACAAGAACAGAATGGCATAGCACTGGTGAAAGGCTGTACTGTCGGGTTTACGGTCTGACCAAAACAAGTCTGATAGGTGAATGATCTTGGCGCGATAGAGTTATTGGTAACCGACCAGCTAAAACATCCCGTACATCCAGCCGTTCCACCCGTGGCTCCTGTTGGTCCGTTAGGACATACACCTTGTAAGTAAGGCTCGAACCCTGTGAACGTCGATGTAGGTGTATTACAAGAACAGATCAACTGACATACTTGACCAGGAATGGATCCCAATACCTGTTGGTTGCTGAAACAGTCGATGTAAGAATAGTTGATCACATAGTTGTTGTTGTTGCAGACCGCCCACTGTTGGCATGATCCAATACATGGTGTGCCTGGGCCTGTGCCACCCGTGGTTCCTGTCGCACTGGTAGCTCCAGCGACTACGTCAACATCGCCTATCCTAATTAGTTGTACCTTAGTGACTCCTCCACCACCTACTTGATAGTCCATGATTTTGGTAGGCAACCACCAAGAATTCGCAGCATAGATCTTGTCGTTGAACTTTAGGTTTGAGATGTCATCGTCGTGAATGAAGAACTGACCTTCGGCAATGCGACCGTACGGACTATAATATAGGTTGTACCAATCTTGCCAATAAGAGTTCCAAACTGTATTGCTGGTACGACCCGTGATACCGGCTGTTATGGTATCGAATAAGTATGGATCGTTTTGCCAGTGTAGGTCCAGTGTCTGTGGGTTAGGAGGGAACTGTTCAAAACTAGAGACGAGTGGATAAGTTAATTGGTTCACCGCAGATCCAGCATCGTTCTTAAGGTGCCATGTACGTGGTGCAGATCTCTTTCCGTTATAGAACACTATTCGCGGTTTCGGAATGATAGGCTCTCGTCTACCTAAGGAATCCGTAGGAGCATTGTCTTTGGCAAGAGAAGGTATGATGAACTGTGCCGATGCAGTGTCTCCTGCTGTTGGTGTAGGAATGCTTTGTAGCGGAGTCGGAGCAAAGATGCCCTTGATCTCCTGAGTATCCTTGATCAATTCGATTCCACTGTCGAGCTTGAACTGTCCGTAAGGCTTCTTGTTGTCTTGCGTGAAAAAGAAGTTCGAGAAGTCACTGTCCTCTTGGTCATTGTAGACCAGCTCGCGTTTTTGAGTCAAGAACAGTGGGCTGACCTTAAAGTCTTTGCTTCCGTCGAGTTTCAGCGACCAATCCAACTCGTCACCTTGAGTTACCCATTGGTCCCAAGGAGTAATCTCGAACGTTTTCTCTCCGTCCTTGTTGGGCTCGAGCACTAACCTAAACCTGTCGATCACACTCTTTAGAAAGTCCATCTGTTTAAAGTTACAGGGCATCACCTTGGTAGGATTCACAAAGGTAGGTGCTGCAGAAACAGTAAAGTCAATGTAAGGTGCATCTAAGAATCCTGAGAAAGAACCTACGTTAAACAGTTGGACCCTTACGCCTAAGCTAACTCCTGCGTTGATAGAATTGACAAATGGTACGATGTTGTAGCCAGCGTCGTTGCCCGACCCTACGGAGAAAGTATCGAAGTCTATCGTAGCACCTGTGTTGGTGTTGATGAGATCCACTCGTATGTCTGCACCTAACGGGTTGGTAGTGATGGTTTCCCAGTCGACTCCAACGTTGATGGTATAAGAACCCGTTCCCGATACCAGGTAGTAACCGTTGTTGATATTGAAGTTGTTCCCAGGATCGTTAAAGATCGTAGGATCGTCATTGTAGTAGATGTATTGGTTGGCAGCTACTGGGCTATCATCAGAGTAAATACTGGCATTGCCCGTATTGTCGGGTGCTGCTTCAACTCGGGCGACGTTTTCGCTCAGCATGTAGAGAGCTTTCCAACGGTTGCTGTCAAAGAACGCTCCCGTGAACCCATAGCCAGCTGTCTTAAAGATCTTCCTCCACACAGCGTCGATACGGATCGCAGGTTTGAGCTGAGACTGTTCCAATGGGTGGGAGTTCTGTGTGAATGATCTGGTGTAGCCGTGAGTCATCGTTGAGTTCTGTACCACTCCGTTGTTGTCGTAACGGTAACCCCACTCCACAAGAGGATATAGGATGTCTCCGTTGAACAGACCCGTACCACCGGTGAAACCCGTTCCTGCGTTCCAGCTGTTGGTAATGTTGGTGTAGGTTTGGTCGTGTGTATACTCAGAGAAATCTAGCTCACAAAGGAATGCGTCTCCTACGGCTGCAGAGAAATCGTTGGTCTCTCCCATAAAGAGGACTTCATATTCCACTTGGTTTTCTCTACCGTTGAGATAGATGTTGACCAGACGGATGTTTCCACTTGCAAAGTAGAACCCGTCGGCCTGCACCCAAGCAGTAGCCTTTTGTGTTGCGTTGAATGTTACGCTGTTTACATCGAATACTCCTTGGAAAAACTGTTGGTTCTTAAAGGTATGTGGTAGACGGAACTGGCGACTAAAAGCACCCGCCGTCTGTTGGACGTTTTGGACTTCCTCAACTGCAAACGACATCTTGATAGGATCCGCATCGTAAATGTCGAGCTGGACCGTCTGACCCGTTTGAGTTCTTGCGTATAGTTGTACTGCCATATTAGACGTATTGTGTTGTTACTGGTTGTGCCACAGTGAATTCGATTTCGTAGTTGAACATCTTTTGTCGAGCGTATGTTTGTACTTCGTAACTGCTAGACTTGATGGTAACTGCGTAAGGTCCTTTGTTTTCGGGACTGTACCCAAGGACATGCGGACTGTTAAAGAGTCCTTTGAGAAACTCACTCTGTTCTTCGGTAACCCAGTCTGTCATTGCGGTATATGTAGTCTCGATGGTCTTGTTGTTGACAGAGTCTCCGTAAGTAGCAGGTGACAGTGTGTTAGGACCATAGATGCCTGACGAGTTGTACCTAGGTTCTTTATAGTATGTCTCTGTCTTGCTGGCGTACTTTTCTGTATTGCGTAGAGTAAAGTTGAACCAGTCACGACCACCTAGGTTGTTCAACCATGAGAATCTCCAACGGCCGAATCCACTAGGGTTACAGTCATCTATCACAAATTCCATCCTTTCACTGAGCGGGGCTCCAAGGGCGCAGCTAGATCCTGTTATGCCCGTAGCGGGAGCGGCGAACAGTTGGACAGTATATCGCTCGGTACCTGGCGCAATCGCTCCTATAAGGTTCGTTACGTCGGCAGGACCGCAAGCGATCTGACCAACATTGTAGACGTATGATGCAGTGGTTCCTACGTTCACTGTGCAAGATGACCATGGACCACCTCCTGCACCCAGAGTATTGTAGACTTCATCGGTACCGTAAGGCACAGACGTTCCACCGTAGAAGAATGAGAACTGAGCAGCGTAGACATAAAAGCGAGTTCCTGTTCCGTCGGTACGGTTCCAGAAAGTAAGAGTATGTCGGTCATCGCTGGTAACCACGTTGGACCTTAGGTTGTTGGTGCCTGTCACCGAGTGCGATCTGTAAAGACCTGTGCTACCCGTGGCAGGTTTCATAGAGTAAGGACGGTCTGTAAGCGTAGGATTCACCTCGAACTCGTAGGTCTGCATTGCGTCCTTGTAGCCAGCGTGGAACCTAACGCTTGTTCCGGTGTTTCCCGTGGCAAGTACTACACCGTCTCCGCGAGCAGCGAGCCTGAAGGCGGGTGAACCTGCCGTATTGCCGATTCCGTTGTAGATCGTGAGCACACCGCCTGTCGCTCCGCGGTACTCTTCACCGGTCAGGACAAACATTTCACCGTTTAGAGTGGATCCCGTTCCCCACTGTAGGTTGATGTTCTGTGGATCTTCCAACAGTCCAACACTAGGATCTAGGTAACCCGCAGCAAAGGCTCCCAGGTTGATGATCCCGTAGCCGGCAGGGTTTGGTCTCTGCTTGAGACGGTTTACGAACTGTCCGTTCACGTAGACATCGAAGACGTACTTCATGTCGAGCTGCGCTGTCTTGTCGCTCAGGCACTGCCACACCAAGTCGGTGTAGGACGGGTTCCATACGTATGGTCGGTGTTGTACTGATACTATGCTCATATTGTCTTGTTCTTAAATTTAGCCATCATTTTCTGATGTTCCATTTCTAGTCTTTTTGCTTCGTCGCGTTTTCTTGCAAGGTAATTGAATGCTGTTCTAACATTGAGTCGAGATGCTCGTTCAAGTTCAAGAGGAGTCTCTCCCGCGCAGACGTAGAGTATGTCTTGCCAGGTTCGAGCAATCGTAGCAGGGTTTCTGACAGTTGGTTCACTGCTTGCGGATTCTTCTCCATCTCCGATCTTAAAGAGTCGACTATAGCTTTTGTACAAGCTTCCGCGAACGCGAAAAAAAAAGCGGTAGCTCCTCTCATCGCATCGAGGTCCAGCTCTAGGAAATCATCGGCGTTGGCACCATGCTTTTTAGAATCGTACTCCTCGATCACATATGTTGTGCCCCAGTAGCCAGTGACTGGTCGGTAGAGAATCGCCAGTAGCTCGTGAGTCCTGTAGTCTGCGTTGTGACTGTGCATGATCAGCTCAGCGTCTGCGAGTTCTCCTACACTGATTCGTCCATGTGAAGGAGTCCGTAGTGCTTGTCACCTATTCTTATCTCGGTCTGCAAGGGATTGTCTTCCTTTACCTCGAACAACTTCTGTACCTCGTTCCACAGTGGTACGAATTGGTAAGGTCTGAGCTTTCTGATGTCGTCTTCGGGACAGCCTGATAAGTGGCTGATGATTCCTGCCGCAGCGTTGGTTCCTTCGTACCACGATTTCTCTCTCATGACGTAGAGATCTTTGAGTCTAACCTTGTCTATGGTGTACTCTTCTTTTCCTATTTTGAATTTGATCATTTCTTAATTGTCTTAAAGTATAGTCTAACTTCGTCCTTCATATCGGACAAGATCTGTTCTCGTAGTCTGTTGGCTCTTGCTTGCCCTCCCATGCTGGTCCAGTACTGTGGCTGGATCCCGTAAGATCCTTTCTGATAACCACGGAACTCTGACAGACGGAAAGGACTAGAGTTGCGAGTCCCAAACTTGATTGTGTTGTAGTCGCCTGTTCCCAGGTTCGTATAGACACCGTACGCAAAGTAGCCGACCTTCACTGTGAAGTCGCCGCCTTTGGTTCCTACCTTTACGTCGAGACTAGATGCTAGTGCTCCGGTAGCGTAAGGGTTCTGACCTGGCTGAGGAATCTGCGTCTTGATCACGCGTTCCATCTCGTCTCGTAGTTCATCGAGACGTTTCTTAATCCTACTGCGTATTCTTGGTCCTAGGCTCATTAGTATTCGATGAATGCAGCGTTGCAGAGATCCAACGGATTCTTGGTGATTATTTGTAGACTGGCTGACCAACCTGCGGTGCTTTGCTTCTGTGCTTCCACAAAAGGAGTACAGGTGATGGGAGCCGATATGTTTACGTCGAGCTGTCCCCAAGTGGTCAACCTAAACTTTGCCAGGATATCTTGAAGCACTGACAGTGTTGTGTCGTGTACCTCGAGCACTGCGGCGCGATTCTTACGGGCTAGATCCATTACGATTAGGTTGGCGTTATAGATCGCGAATCCGTTTTGGAAAGTAACGTTCAGTGGCTGTAGGAACACATAGATGTACTGCTGTTCGGGATAGTCGGGTTCGTTAGTCTCGACGTCTGACAGAGCTATACTCCAGTTAAAGAACTTGACAGCAAGGTGAGAATCACAGATCTGTTGGAAGATTCCTATGAGATCTTTGTATGTAGTCGGTGTTGCCATTAGATTTGTTGATTTTTGTTCTTTTCTGTAGGAACATTCTGTCTTGCTTCTTGGATCTCTTGTGCTTTTTGAGTCTGCTCGATGAACTGGCTGACCGCAGCCTCGATCTTCTTCATGTCTGATTTGATCCTAGCGTTGCGAGCAGCAACTTTCTTGCGATGTAGTTTCTTTGCGATTCCCATTTATAGTAAATATAAGTTTAGTGTTAGTTGATACACAATTATGAATAGAGGCCGTCTTCACTGTACAATCTATCTGGATTGGAGTTGTTGGTCATGCGTCCCATCGGTTTTTTGATGATAGCATACTTACCTGATGGTTTCTCTCTAGACAGTGCATATCTTAATGCGTCCAGTAAGTGGTTGTTCTCGTCCTTTGGAGTGTTTGTCCCAGTACGGTAAACATAGTTCATATACTCATGTTTTAGATTCTCGGAATGTGGATGGCAGTATACTTCATATGAGCTGACCTTTTGGATTCCGTGGCGTACTGAGTCTGGTCCTTTCACTGCTGGGTGGATGTTATAGCCTGCGCGTCTTACTTCTTCGATCGATTTAGGTTCTGCACTATCCGCAAGTATGTAGTCTTTCTTAGAGATGCCTAACAGTCCTAGGGCTTCTATGATGTCTGTATTCGTCATTCCCGTCTGATAAAGTAATTCCCTAATCCACAATCTGTTACTCTTTCTACGGACTTCTATTACTGCGGTGGGGTCATTTGAGTAACCAAAGTCCATTCCTATTAGTCTCTCTGCTTCTGGATCTGGTGCAAAGTCGAATGACCAGTTCTTATATACAGCGCCTTCGTTAAGTTCTGACCATTGACCTAGGATGTGGTGATTGTAGTACTCGGGATCTATGTCTCGCATACGTTCCCATTCTTCAATCTTTAGGGGATCAATGTTCTCAGCATTACATAGGTATGTGGTATGAATGAAGCAATGGTCTGCATACCACTTAGAGTTAGGACTACCATCGGGATTGTAGAATCTGCGGAATATCCAATGGTCTTTGCTTGTAGGGTTAAAGCATAGGAAGATCTTTCTTTCCACACCACGAGTACGGAATGAGTCGATTAGTTTAATATACTCTTCTTCAGAATTGACTTCGGTTGCTTCATCTATTAAAAGGTGAGTCACACTGGCTAGACCTTTAGATTTTGCGGTCATGCTTCCTTCTGCAATCTTCATGGCATGTGTGATAATCATATTGCCATTGGGGTGTGCGATCGTATCACCAGAGATCTGCAGTAAAGGTTTCAGATGTAACTGATCCAACAAGTCAAGTATGTCTTGCAAGATTGAGTGAGTTAAAGACTTGGCAGTATACCTAGAGATTACACCACGGAAGTACTCATCACCAAATAGTTTGATGATAAAGTACATAGCTACTTGTGTAGACTTTCCACTTGCTCGACCACCACTGATAAGGTAGTATGTCTTCTTGGAGTGGAACAGTGGTCCGTAAGGTTCTAGGATCTTAAAGTCTTCAGTCATTCTCTTCTTTTGGCTTAGGAATAATTATGTTGATAGGATTCTCCATGTTGAGATCCATCTCTTGCTTCTTAGGAATAACGAAAGGACTCAGTTTCAACAACAAGTCAATTGCTCTACCCGGGTCGCGTTCAGCAACTCGGTCGAGCCAGGCTTGTAGCTGTGGAAGGTTGCCTTGGATCAGTGCCAAGTATGCGTCCTTTACTTCCTGTGTGTCTTTGTTAGGAACACCTTTGGGTCTACCATTAGGGTTCCCACTCTTTCCTTTCTCAAACATTAGGTTCTGATTCTTTTTTCAACTGATGCCATTTGGCTTGCATAAAATTTAGGACTTGACGTCTGCAACTTCCGCAACCTGTATCAGTTTTCTTAGCGTTTGGATTGTAACTGTTGTACAATTGAAACACTGTTGCCATTTCTTCATTAGTATATGAACGACTTGTTTGTTTTAGCAAGTCTTCTCTCTTAAGAGTATACTCATCGAGTTTGGCGTCATTGACTGTATTAATTTTAAAGCTCATATCTTAAAACATTTTCTGGTGTCGTTTGTCTAATTCGTCAGCAATGAAACCGTTACTCAGACTCAGCAGTATCACTGTCAATAACGAAATAGGAGCTGCAGTATCTTCTGATAGGGTTTCGAGTTGACCAAGATCACTATCGATGGCGCTATCAGTAGCAGGTTGATTATTGTGTTCATCATTTTCTAGAATAGTTACTTCTGCATGGTAAGGCAAAGAGCTGCGTTGTTTCCAACGAAGTACATCGCCTTCAAAGTTTTCGGGTTTTGATTTTAGGACTGAGTCGAGTCCAGCAATTTTGTATGTTATCATTTTCTTTTTGGTTTTATTTTAGTATGTCACCTCTATGGTAGTGAGCTTTAATGTTTTGAATTGCTTTCTTGAGGTCTGAACCTCGGTTAGAAGTTGCGAGCAATACCAAAGAATCTCTGAGTTCAGCATCGTGCATAGTCTTGTACTCGAGCATCATCTTAAAACACTCGATGAAACCATGCATGAACGCTTGACCTTCACCAAATTCTGATTCGTACATGGCAACTTCGGCGTCCATCCAGGCTTTGTAATGTGGATAGACCTGCATTTGGAATGCCCATGTATTGTAGTCTTCTATAAGTTCTTCTTTTGTCATAGTGATTTCTTTAGTTCTGCTTGTAAGTATTTGCGGACTCGGTTAATGGTAAGGCTGACTGATGTTCTTGGAATTCCTGTTGCTCTAGATAGGCTAGATATTGTATGTCCTTCATCAACGAATGTTTGGAAGAGCATCTTGTCGTACCAGTGGAGTCCATCGAGTTTTTTGATAGCAAGCGAGTATAGTTCTTCAGTATAGTCTTCTTCTGTTTCTTCACTGGTATCATAGAGTTCGTTGGATGGTGCAAGGTACTTCCGATAAAAAGCTGAGGTTCGTGATCTCCAGCATTTAAGTAAGATTGCGACGATGTAGAATGTAGCTCCTCCACTGTCGACAATGTCGAGTACATTCTTCTTACCCAAGAATTCTTCAATCGCATAATGAAGTGATTCCAACGCCAGCGGGTGGTTACCACTGATGTTCTTGGCGCTTTGTTGTAGGTGTTCGTAGTTTTCACTAATGTACTCGTTTGGCGTCAAAACAGTTTATGCTTAATTTCTTTTTCCCAAGGTAGGTTGCCGGGTGACCACCAAAAACTGTTAAGGTAAGGCTGACCAGAATCTACTCTTGAGCATAGTTTGCCATACTGATTCTTGCTTAAGTCCATCTTACGCTTTACTTCAGATATGGATTCATACCTTGCAACAAGTACACCGTGAGGTGTATATTGCAACACAGGTTTAGATTTGTATTCGAGTGTATTGGATGACATTAGAATGACTTTAGATTAAGTGATTATGGATTTATTTATTGATAAATGAAATGCTTACAGCGGGTTTGATTGACCAGCCATCTTGAGTACGTTTCCTTGGTCCATTTTTGGTCACAGCCTTTTCACGAGCCAAGATCCACATATATTGTTTGGTCATTCCTGTCACTTGAGCGCATTCAGATAAAGAAGCATAGTAACCTACCTCTTCACCATCTTTGTAAAGAATCCATCCAAGTGATCTTTTGCTTGTGCTTCCTTTAGGATAGTTATTGTGAATTCCTCTACGGTCACCTGATTTGTTAAGTCTTTGTTCCATATGTTTATTTTTTTATTTATTTCTCCTCATTTAGTTCTTTTACATCAACGGTAGTATACTTAAGATACTTCTGTCTTGTGCTTTCACCTGTAACATTTACGATTTCACACATTTCTATAATGCGGTCAAGTACGCTGTAACCATACCTTTCGGATATTTCATCAATGGTTAGATTCGTTGTGATGTATAAGACCATAGGCATTACTTCAGATTTGAATCGTCTTTCATAAAATAAGTTGATCACCTCAGCAAGTTTTTCTTCACCAAAGAATTTAGGTTCTTTGCCTAAGTCATCAATGATGAGTGTGTGGTTCCCACAGATTCCACCGACTGTCTTTTCATCTCTCTTAATCTTATCTACTATTTCAGCAGCAGACATCATAAGTACTTGACGTTTGACCTCAGTGTTGTCATGTTTGCGAATCACTACTTCTTGCTTGTGTTCTTCAGCAATTTTACGCATGTTAAGTGTCTTGTGTAGACCACTTTCACCGATGTAGATTTTACCTTGTTTCATTACTTTATTTTTTGTTTAAGTTTGTTAAGTGAACTAGAATTTGTTCCACCGTCTTTTGGGTTACTTGTTGGTTTTTCATCGATTGGCTCTTCCCACTTATGGGCGGCCAAGTAATTGTTAGGTGCCATCAAATACTTATGTTCGGTAGACTTAATATAGATTGGTAAATGTTTACGTATCTTAAGACACATGTCTCTGTATTGTTCCACAGTGTAATTAGGATTTTCTTCAATAAGTTTAGTCACTTCTTCCCAAATTTTATCTTGCTTAACTTTCTTAGGATAGTTAGGAATGAATACCACAGAAATGAATTTAGTGAAAACTTTCGATGGAACATCGATATTGTTATTTAGTTTTTGATTTGTAGTTATAGATTGTGGATCATCCATGATCTGCTTCGGGATCATCTGTGATCCGCTATGCGGCTCATTCGTGATCTGCTTGCGGCTCATTTTTGATCTGCTTACAGGCTTGTTAAATTTCTCAAAGAATTCTGGTATGATAGTAATTTTCCTTTCAGTGTTATTGTTGTTAGATGAATAGTCAGCGTCGATGTAGCCTTTGAGTTTAAGTTGCTTTAAGTATCTTTTTACAGTTGCTTCAGATTTTCCTATGTAATTTGCTAGAGTTACATTGCTTGCCCAACAGTATCCGTGCATTCCACATAAGTCATATATGAAACACCAGAGTCGTAAGGCGTCAGCAGTAAGTTCGTTGTCCGCAAGCAGTACGGTGGGAACCATAACGAAGGGACCAGTGAATGATGGACGATTTGACATTTTGGTATTGAGTTTATTATTTTATTCTATTTATCCAAATTAGTTTTACATAAAATTACATAGTTTTTGACTGTGCAAAACTAAATGTATCTTCGTGAATAAATATACTACAACGCCAAGGTATTTGAGAATCCTGCCAAACTGATTCTTAATGTTGTTTTCTGTCTTTAGCCTTGGCGATTCTATATGTTTACCCCTGTTAGGTTCTTGACATTTCCTAACAGGGGTTTTTAATGTAAGAAGAACTAAAGCAAAACTGGTGAATAAAATACTTAAATAAATAAACTAAATGGTTCATAAAGTACAATCTAACTTCGTCTATCAATTGGATCCTAGTGATCATCAACGTGTGGTAATGTGGTGGAGGAATGTGGGTGACTTCACCAATTACATGAAAGCAGTTGAATTGCCTTATGACTTGTATTATTGTTTTTCCGATGATTACGAAAGAATTAACAAAGGTCCTAACGACGGAAAGAAAGTACTTATGACCAATGACCAAAGATTCTGTGTCAGCCGCAAATATGTAGGAGAGATCCACAAGTATTCGATGAGCGGTGAATACGCGGGTACAATCATGATGGATGAGTTTCGTAGATTGGGTGGAGGGCAACACCTTGTTGGTGTTTACGGATCTCCCTACGGCTGGCCAGAACTCCGCGGTCTTAACATTATGTCGATGAATCCACAGCTTGGATTCTATTGGGATTTCGTAAAGTACGATGCGATCCAACCGGTGTACATACCTTTGAGGTCTGCCACACTATTGGGTGATGATGCTTACGATAAGTTGATGAACGGTGAACTGATACTTAAGAATCCCGATAGCCTGTTGAGACAGAAACTCATCGAGAGCATTAAAAAGAAGAAACTACAACATGAAGAAGTATCAGAGGAAGACCTATACTGAGTTCTATGTTTACGAACTCCTTGATGACAATAATGAGTTATTGTATATAGGCCAGACAGCAGTGCCTGAGAAACGTTCTAAGTCACACTATTACAATAAAGGTGGGCTATTCTATAAAAGAAAAGACATTCGTCTAAATGTCATCGAAACATATTCTACTCGACGCGAAGCAAAGCAACGCGAGCATGAACTGCAAAAGTACTACTGGCCATTAGTAGAGACTGACTTCGAGAAAAACCTTAAAGGCTGTAAGAGAGGTGGAGAGAATCCACAGAGAGAAGGAAGAGTCAAAGGCGGTGCAATAGGAGGAAAGAAAGGTGGAATAACATCCACCCACCGTCTTTTTTACATGTCATGCGGCCGTGAGATTAAGACCCACGGCGCGATGATGTATCATAAAAAGGTTTGTGGTTGCGAAGTTAATTACTGGCGACAGCTTGCTTAGAGAATACTGACCAGATTCCACCGATTAGTGTAACGACAGCACCTACGATTTCTGTTGCAGCTGCTTCATCAATTGTGCCTTTGGCAACTAATAGACCACCCACGAAAGTCAATGTGTGGCGGATCAATCCTAATACTTTTTCTTTATTCATCTTTCTTGAGTTTTTTGATTTCCAACAGATACTTATAGGTAACTACTATCGATGCAATGATCGACACAATGTAAAATCCTATCTTAACATATTCACTTATCGGCATCATACTTACTGCGGCTGTCCCAACGTTTAGATAGGTGACAGGTTCCTTTAATAGACTATCTACCACCTTTACTACTGTGTCGCTCATCTTTCTTTAAATACTGTTTTAGTTTCTCTTCATTCTTAACTGTAGCAACGTATTCCTTGCTCAGTTTAATGGTTGTTTGGGCCTGGTCCGTTTGCTTCATAACAGCTATCACAATCATATTCGATATTCCATGAATCGCCCCAAGCACTTTGGTTCCACTTGTATGGACGTTTAGGTAATACCATTTGGTTAGTAAAGATTCTTCCGCGGAGTGGCAATACACCGTCACCGTCTGTAATAAGAGGTGCGATGTAAGCAGGATAGTCGCTTGGTCTCTGAGTCAGGAACACAATACCTTTCTGCATATATGATTCAGCGGTATTGAGGATCTCTGCTCTTAAGTACTTCATATCGTTCGTAGCGACTGCAGTTGCAGTTTCACTAGTGCTAATCATAAGACCTTTGTTGATGATCTTTGACCATAAGAATGGAAGTGCTTTCCATAGAGCATAGTTACACAATGCTTGACCTACATAATCATCCAAGAACTTGCGATTCGCAGTGTTCAACGTCTGAGTCCTTACTTGGTCTCTGAGTTGATCGTAAAATGTAGAACCCAAATAGCTCTGGAGCCATAGGTCTTGTGCTTGAAGAACATATGGCTTGAGGTCATTAGGATCAACATTCCAGTTGATGGATGTAAATGACTTTAGCTTTTGTTCGCTGATAAGTAATACTTCGTACTGCATGTTCTTGTTGTATTTTAGATATCTCCTTCTTCTACAGTGATTTCTTCAGGAGTTGCTACGTCGGTAGGATTTCCTGCAATATCGTCTGCAAAGAGTTTGTTCGGCTCAACATATAATTCTATATCCTCGTATCCTTTCTCCCTTAGAATGAACGTGAAGTTCTTTAGAAGGAATCCAGTAATTGGCTTAATAACGGTCTGCATAAAGTGAGCGTATGCAACTGTGATTTCATCTTTATTGTTGCCCAGTCCGCTGCCGCCTTCACGAATACCTAAAAGTAATGGTGAGGTAATGCGGTGTGCTGTCAAGATCCTTGATGTAACTCTTTGGTCGAGCGCCAAGTAGTAACCATCGTTGCTTGCCTGTATAGGTGTGATCTGTGGTGCAGTCGCAGGGTCATCACTAAATGTTAAGAAGAACTTACCTGCATTGCCGCTTCCACTAAATGTATCAGCAAGGTTGTTGTAGATCTGCTGTTGCTCAAGTGGATCAGGGATTCCGTTCACCATTGAGATGAATAATGAAGGCACCAATCCGTTCTGTAAGTTAGAATTGTGGAAGATACTTGTCTGAATATCAGTTAAGCAGTCATTTACTCCTCCAACCCAATCGCTGAGAGGATAAACTGCGTTGCCTGGAGCGTAATCGTAAGCGTAATAGATCTGTGACGGGAAATCAATAGCAAAATCTTTATCAAACGCTTTGTAAGCCTTTGGTTTGTGTTTGCGATGTTTTCTCCAGTCAGGACAGAAGTAGTATTCTTCAACTCTGTCGGTTTCAGGATTCATATGTCCGCTACGGATCTTTGAAAAGTCCACATGATAGACATCGGTGATGAATTCACCAGTCTTACCCCAGATTACATTAAGTGCGAAACCACCATGTATGATGTAGTCGAGCGCTACCTTTTCAAATACTTCATTCCAAGTTTCACCACGACGGTTTGCTTGTTTTAGTATCCATTCTTGAGCAGGATCTACTGTTCTCAATCCTCCACCGATCGTTGCATCGAGTTTGCTGACGATACAAGTACGGTTTACGGCCGATTGGTTAAAGATCTCGATGATTAAGTCTGGCCACAGGTTGTCTGAACCAAATGATATCCAGCTTTGACCACGAACTTCTAAGAATGCAGGCAAGTATTTGCCTACGCCGTCGAACTTCATGATAGATCCTGGAATTTTAGATGTATTGTTTTCCATATTAGTTGAATGTTACTGTTCCTGTAGCAGGTGCTACTGTAACTGTTGTTATCTTAAAGCTTCCGCTAGTTGTTGTTGATGATGTTACACCTGCTGAAAATGTTGCAGATATTGTTAATGGATATTTAAGTATGATTATTCCTGAACCACCATTACCACCTGGTCTTGCGGCTTGACCTGTTGTGGTTGTACAAGCTGCACCTCCACCACCACCTGTGTTAGGAGTACCGCTA